GTACGCACCGACCGCGGAGGCCGGGGCGACCGCGCCGCCAGCAGCGACGGCGGCAAGGCCGACCACGCCATCAGCCGCATTGGCCGCGTGCCGGCCCTTGCAGGCAAACGCCAGGCTGGTCGGATCCTTCGCAAGGATCGCGGTGCTGGTGGTCGTGTTGCCGTTGGCCGCGTTCGGAGTGGTCGCGTGACCACCAACGAAGCCCGCGCCGTTTTCGGCGGTGGCGTTGGTGAACGCTCCGGTCCCGAACACGTCGTCGAAGAAGTGGATGGCAGAAGCGGGGTTGGCGGCGGCGTTCATCCATTCGCTCGCCTTGACCGCTCCGCCCTTGTAAGTCACAAGTCCCTGTGCCATAGGTCAGGTCCTCTCTGGTCAGAGACCAAGGGTTGCGTCGTTGCCGGTCGCCAGGACGAACTGTCGCCGGCGGTCGTAGCACATGAAGTTGAGGGTGGTGTCGACGTGCGTCACGAACACGGTGTGCTGGTTGGCAGCGACATCGGGGCCGGACTCACGCATGAACTCGCCCGACAGGAACACGGGCCGGAACTTGCCCCAGTTGATGCCGAACACGGGCTCGGCCTGGCTGCGGTCCATGTAGGGCACATAGGTGACCGGCACGCCACGGAAGATGACCTTGCCATCCTTCGGCGCGAGGTCGTTGCCCAGGTTGTCGTTCTGCTGGGTGAGCTGCTTCTCAAGACGGCCGTACACGTCGTAGTTCGTGTAGTAACCGTAGTTGTTGCCGGTGCCGTACGGGGTGTCCTGCACACCGGGGACGGGCTTGAACATCGTCTTGACCGCCGCTTCTCGCCAGTTGTCGATGAGCGACTCGATGTTGTCGGCGGTGTGCTTCGCGCTCCAGTTCTTCCACCGCGGGTACGCGTCAGAGTCGATGTTAGCCGCACCCTGAGAGAAGCCGGCGGGATTGCCGCCCTCGAAGCCCGGCGCGTTGGCCGACGGGTTGTAGACGATCCAGTAGCCGATGCCGTAGACCTGCTTCGGATCCGCCGACGTGGTCGGCTTGCCCCAGAAGCGGGACTCCATGAGCTCGGCCAGGCTCGCCATCGCGTCGGAGCGACGGATCTTGATCAACTCGACGAGCCGGCGAGGCTCGCGGTTCATCGCGATTTCGCGACGCTCGATCGCGTAGTTGACGTTGACGTGACGCCACGGGATGTTGCCCGTGATCATCTGGTCCTGGATGTCGAGGCTGTCAACCTCGAAGAGGCCGACTTCCTTGGCGGCGCCGCTGTGCCCAACCATGAGGTTGAACTGGATGCCGGTGCCGCTGTCGAAGGTGACGCGATTCTTTCGGAGAAGCTCCGACATCGCGACGTGGTCCTGAAGATCACTGACCAGCTCGGTGAACTTCATCTCGCCCAGCTCGCGCTGGGTCGTCTTGATGAGGTCGAGGATCTGGTCAGCCTGGAGGGTTGCCATGCTGATTCCTTTCAATCGCCAATTTCAAGCTTCAGGAGCTTCTCCCGCAGCTTCTTGACCGCACGTTCCTCGGGCGAGAGATCCGCCGTTCGGGCCGTGGGCCGGGGAAGCCTTTGGGAGTCGCGGGCCTTGGTCTTGACTTGGCGACGTTCAAGTGATTGGGAAAGATCGGGGAACTCCACATTCATCGCCATTCGCACAAGCTTCTCGTAGGGCGGAACCTCCTTGCCACGGTTCGAGTAGCTCGACCGCAGCATGTCGATCGCGTCAGAGAGCTTCTCCCTGGCGGCAGTCTGCTCGGCCGAACGGCTTTCGCCCTTCGCACCGAACACATCGGGAAAGTCCTCGGCGACCGTGTCCATTGCGGCCACGGACGGGTCGGAAATCCCGGCGGCGTTCAGGCGGTCCAGCAGCATCGAGATCTGCCGCTGTTGCGTCTGAACAATCTTCGCGAGGTCCTCGTCGAGGTACTCCGCGGGATTGAGTTCGCCGGCGGCTGGGGCCAGTTCCGCGGGAGCTGGCTTCGCCTTGGGCGAATCGGTTGTCTCTTCAGCGGCCTCCTCTTCGTCGCCGCCCCCTTCCTCGGTTCCCTCCGCCTCTTCGGCCTCCTTGGCCTCGATCTCCTCGACGACCTCGCGCACCGCCTCCTTCTCGGCTTCCCGGTAGGGATCCTTGATGTCGTGCGGGTCGTCGGCGACCTGCTGCTCAATAACGGCAGATTCCTGGTCTTCCATTCCTGCTCTCAATCATAACCGCGCCTGTCGTGCATCCCCATCGCGCGGAGCGCGGCTCGCCGATGGGCGGCGTTGTCGAACTTCGGCCGACCGTTTCGGTCGAAGTCGACGCTGACGCCTTTGCTGTAAAGATCGCTCTTGACTTGGGGCACGATGTCGGGATGAACGGCCGCCGCATCCGAGTACATGGGCCAGCCGGCACTGGTCGAAGGCGACATCGCGTGGTCGGCCGCGACATCGCGAGCCAGCTCCATGCCGTCGTGAACCAAGCGCCCGTTCTTCTCTCGACGGCACTTCTCGGCGTACGTCATCACAACCTCGACGAGATTCCCGTCCTTGTCCCTGTACGAATACGCAGGCATCAAATCCTTCCAAGTGCCTCGCGGCTCTGGCGGTTCACGTTGCCGCCGGCCAGGATCTGGCTCATCGCGTTGTCACGCGACGCCCGGGTTCCGCCCGTCGGCCTGTTGATACGCTCGTAGCGCCTTGTCGTGACCGGCGGCTTGGCAGAGCCATCCTGCCCTTCCGGGCCACCGGACGCGGGGTCCATCAGCGGCTGAGCCGCCGGCACGACGAGGTCCTTCAGCTCGGTCGTGTTGGTCAGGTCCGCGATGTGCGTGAGCAGGCCCGGAACGTCGATGGTCAGGCCCTGACTCTGCATCGCCGGCATCAGCGGCGCCAGGTACTGCGTCACGGTCTTGGTGATGGTGTCGAGCCGCTGCGAGTTGCTCGCGTCCTGCATGGATGCCGGCGCGATGTCGAACTCCATTTCCAGGAAGTCCGCTTCGTCCCGTTCCTCGGGCGTGAACTTCAGCGGGATCTCGATGCCGGCCTCGGCCAACGGGAACATGATCTCGTAGGCCGACTTCGGATCGTGGAACACATACGTCGCGATCTGCTTGACCACCTTCTTGGAGAAGCCCAGCATCCGGGTCTGGTAGTCGCGGATCTTCTGCGAGGCGCTCTGCTGGATCAGTTGTTCCTGGCCGAGCGTCTCCGCGGAATTGGACAGCCCGCCCATCGCGTCCAGGTTGCCGGCGACATAGCTGAACATGTCCCGCATCTGGATCAGGAACGCCAAGGACGCCTGATCGACGCCGCCGAACGAGGCCTGGGTGGTCGCCTCGGGCCGGTCAACTCGGATCACGTCGCCGTCCGCGGCCTCCAGGATCCGGTTCCCGTCCTCGTCGGCGCCGGCCGCAACCAGCGTCAGGGTCTTCTGCCGATCGGACTGCCGCACCAGCTTCCGCATCACGACGTTGATGGCGTCGTTCATGTCGATCAGGCTGGAGACCGGCGGGACCGGCATCAGGTTTCCGCTGAGCTCGCCCAGCGACAGGAACAGGTACGGCCCATCCTCGGGGCCTTCCCACGGAACCTCGCGGAGCGGCTTGGTCGTGTTGATCTTGCCGTCGTCGTCGGACCGGAACGTGTAGACGGTCTGCTCGGACGGGACCCAGATGTCCCACATCTCGATGGTCGGGAGCAGCTCGGCGTCCTCTTCCATCAACCCTTGGGTCGACAGCGTCTGGGTCTTCGGGTCGCCCTGCTCGTTGTAGCCGGTGGGCCGCTTCGGGCCGATGCCCTTCAGGTTGAAAAGCTTCGACTGCTTGGCGATCTCGAACGGCAGGATGTACCGATTGCCGCAGAACTGCATCGACTCGAATCGGTTGGACCGCATGTCCAAGACCAGGTCGTCCAGCAGCACCGGATCCACGAACGGCAGGTCGATGTCGTGCAGAGGCCCCATGCCCTCGTCGATCTCGGTGATTCCGATCTTGACGCAGCCCAGCGAGAAGATGCTGTCGAAGACGACCTGCTGAAGCGTCGACGCCAGATCGATCTCGTTCAGCACCTTGTTGACCGTCAGCTCCAATTTCTTCGCGACGGGCCGCAAGGCGGAGCTGCGGCTTCGGATGATGACGCCCGGGTTCCGTGCGGCGAGCTGCCGCTTGAAGATCCCGATGGCGAGCTCCATCATGTTCAGCGGCATGCGTTCGCCGCCGCTTCCGTAATGGGCACCCAGGTAGTGCTTGATCGACGCCATGCGCCGTTCGCGGAACGGCAGCATCCGAAGGCGGCTCCATTCGATGGCCGTCGAGAGTCGTTGCAGGTCTACCACCGAAGTCCCCCATGCAGGGCCTTGCGTGCTGCTTGATCTCGTCGCCATGCCATCGAGCCGGCCTCGGGTCCTGGCGAGGTCTCGACCCGAAAGGTCGGGCGGGAAGCGATCCCCAGGCAAGCCAGCGCGTCCGCGGTGACTCGGTCGCCGTGGTTCAGTCTGGCTCCTGATGGATCCTGGGCATTCAAGCTTCTAACGTGCTCAATTCCTGCCGAAGTATAAACGAACTCCCGGGCTTCCTCGATTGCGTCGCGGGACGGGTTCACGAACTCGCCTAGGAAAAGAGCCTTGCGGTAACTGCCGAACAAGGCAACCTTCGTTTCTCTGGACGGGATCCATCCGATCCGCTGGGTGATCTGCTTGCTGAGCGTGCCCTCGACGGGCCGCATGTAGAAGTTCCGGAACCCACGCTCCAGAAGCACGTCGCCGAAGATGCGTCCCGGGCCGGCGGCCTCATGGATCATGTAGGCCGGCGATCGGTCGTCGCCCCTGAACCACAGGCAGATCTCATGCGCGACCAGGGCCATCTGGTCCGGGCGGTGCGTCGGGCTGACCCATTCGGCCACCTTCTGCCCGGTTCGGCGGTCGACCACGGACATGCACGAATTCGACGCCCCGGTCCCGGTGGCGATGTCGGCACCGACGGCGTAGTCGCTGGGCGGCGGGAATCCGTCCGCATTGGGGTGAAACCAGATCGCCATCGCACCGCCGGCGATCTCGATGAACTGGCAGTCGGACACCTCGCCCCGATGGTCCGGCAGGCGGGTCTTGACGATGCACTGACCCAGCTTGGCCGAGTCGAAGAAGACCGACTGGCTGGCGGCGAAGTCGATGTCCAGTTCCTGGGCAACCTCGACCGGCGAGACGCATCGCTCGCATTCACGGTCGTACCACGGGCTCCGCTGCCGGCCGTCCCGCGTGTACAGGCCCTCGGCCTTGATGGGGTGGATGGACCAGTGCATCCGAAGATGCGGGATCGCTCCGTTCTGGGCGATGTCGGCAAACGCATTGCCGGTGCCGGCGGGCGTCGAGTTGAAGATCCGGGACCGCGTCGCGTCGCGTGTCGAGGCCAACGCCCGGTAGCCGGCCTCGGTCTCGAAGGCCGCGAACTCGTCCAAGGCAATGGCGGTTCGGCGGTCGCCGCGGGCCACGTCGCCGGTCGTCGACTCGCCATCGATCGTCGACCCGTTGTCCAGATTGGTGAGCCGCAGCTTGGCCCGCTCCATCCGGGGCTTCATCCACGTCGGCAGGTGCTTCAGGATGTAGTCCAGCTTCCAGAACAAGCTCTTCGGGTTGCCGATCTTGTCGACGTAGTCCTCGTTCCGGCTCACCAAGAGAAACGACTGCCCGTTCCGGAAGAGCCACCGCCACAGGAACGTCCCCAGCAGGCACCACGACGCACCCATGTCGCGGCTCTTGGAGATGACCAGATCCGACTTGCCGATGCAGTCGTCGATCCGCCGGACGGCTTCCTCCTGGAACGGGTACAGCACGAACGGCAGCAGGCTGGGGTCACGCCGCGGGTCCCACGTCATCGCGAACCCGTCGAACCAGAACACCGGGTCCTCGGAACAGGCCCGACGCAGCAACGACGCCGCCTCGGGATCCCGGCCGGCCGCAATGGCCCGCTTGCGCCACTCCAGGTTCTCCTCGAACCCTTTCGGTGGGCAAAGCCCCGGGTCAATCATCCGAGTCGCCAGTCAGCCGAGACAACAGATCCGACAGCCGGGCATCGTCCGTCGACACCGCATTCGCCAAGGCCGCGTCCGCCTGCTTGGGCACCACCACCTGACGGAAGATCTCCATGAGCTTCAGCAGGCCGGCCTGGCTCTGCCGGGACGCAATCAACAGATTCCAGGCGATCGGGCTCGGTGCGTCCGACGACATCACCGCCTCGTCCGACAGATGGGCCATGGCCCACCGAATATCACGCACGTCGTCCGCCGACGTGTGCTTCTCAGGATCGAACTGGACCGGCGTCTTGCTGGTCCGCTTGGCCTGCCGGCGCTTCTTCCCACGGATGTGCTCGTCGATGTACGGCTGAAGCACCTCATAGGTCAGGCCCATGATCTCCTCGACACGCTCGGACCGAGCCATCTTGTCCGGGATCTCAGCCTGCAAGTCGTAGAAGTGCTGCTGGTAGACCGCCTGAAGACCGTTGTCCTTCAAATACGCCGTCTTGCCGGCAATCCACTCGTTCAAGGTGTAGGCCACATCTATTTCCAAACAGCCAGAACGCGGGCGCACCCTGGCTCACCATTCGCGGCCTTTGCGTGCCCTCTGCCTGGTACTGCTGATTTGTTGCAACCCTGGAGGGAGGGCACTCGCGATGCGCCGTCGGGCGGGCCGTCCTGATACGCGCCGGCGGAGTCGTTGCAGCGAGCGTTGCGGCGGTGCAGTGTTGCGGCAGCCGAGCGTTGCGTCCCGCCCGACTCCACACGTCCGCTCACTGGTTCGCAATCCTAGGCAGGCTGCCGAGGAAAGTCAAGGAGCGATCGAGAAAATTTTTGACGCAGCAATACGCCGCCGGCGCGCCCTGCCGCAACGACTCTGCCGGCCCAGGGCAGCCACGATGCTTCCTTCCAATATTGTGCGGCTAGATGACGCGCACGGTTTCTGACGGCCTGGAGCGAATCGACGGTACTTGCGGACAAGTGAGGGCGATTCGGGCCGAAAGTCGGCGAGGGGTGTAGCGGCGAGATGGGAGTAGCTACTTTTTGCAGAAACGGACCCCCCGTAGCGGTAAAGCATTGCTCGCGAGCCGCTGAGGGGGACGGGGGGGAACCGCGCCGGCTCCCCGGTGTCATCCCTTCGCCCCTCGTCCATCGCTCCCCGCCCGCCTCCGCTCCGCCGCCCCGCCCGGCTCGCCGCCAGCGCCGCCGCCGCCGGCACCGCCACGAACGAAAGCCGCCGACGGTCGCGAGGACCGCCGGCGGCACCGTGTCGCCAGGACGAGTTGATATCAGGTCAACCGACGAGCGAATAGATGTCGCCGTTCGGCGGCATCGGAACCTCGTCGCCCCGAACGCAGCCGAGCAGGTCGCCCAGCGTCTCGCACGTGTGCCCGTGCTCGCGAATCCACCGGATCCGCTCGCCGACGTTGTAGCCCCGCTGCCACGTCTCCGCCGCCGCGTCCCACTCCCGCCGGCATAGGTCGTCCTCGTCGAGCACCGGATGGTCGTCCAGCCGCTTGGCGACCGTGAAGGCATCGACGAGCCGCTCCGGTGCCGCAAGGATGACCTCGAACCACCCGCAAGCCCAGTGCCCGAATCGGTGCACTTCCACCGTCTCGGACTCGCCGCCCATGATGCCGAGCGCGGCGCTGAAGTTGCTTTCCTCCGGTGGTCCCGAGTCTCGCGTTCGGATGACTGGAACAACGTACCAGTCGCCCCGATCGTCCTCGTCGCCCGAGCACAACGCCAAGCCGCGAGCGTCAAACGTGGTCGGCGCCCAGTCGCGATACCGCTTCAGTTCCAACGCCGGATTGAAGACTTCCATCGGCTGATTCTCCAGTGGCGCCGGCACGGCTCCGAGCCGCGCAGGTCGCCGCAGTGAGTATCGGCGAAGCCGGCGAGAATTCAAGACCAATCCGCAGAATATTGGGCGACAAGCCTAGATTGTGCCGAGATACCCGCTACCCTTCAGGGACGCGGGATTCCCCCGCAACGGCGCCGGCACGTTCGCCGGCATGGCTGGAGAGCCGACCATGATCATCCGAACGAAGTACCGGGGACCGACCGACCACGTCGGCGCCCGCATCATCGCCACCGCGCCGGGATTCAGCGCGGCGCCGCGGATCGTCCGCCCGTACTGCCACGCTCGCAGCGGCACGGAGAACCACGCAGCCGCCGCG